CTCGTTTAAAAAATCATTATAATCTGGAAAATTTTTCATTAAATTTTGTTTATTTTAAATAAGTGTTTAATGCTGTTGAACCATTTTTGTACAAATCATCATGAATAAGCTTTAAAAGTTCTAACATGTTAGTATAACCTATTACTTCCATTTGTTGTTTAACAACCTTTGCAATAGCAATCGCTGCTTGATTGTTTGATTTTAACAAAAAGTTAAATGCTTCTGAAATTTCTTTATCCGTGAGTTCTTTACCTTCATTAAGTTTTTTGTTTTTATCTTGTTCTAAAACATATTCTAAAACACGTTTTCCATATTTAGAAAGTGTTAAAGATCCTTCAGTAGTAGATTGAAAATATTTGTTATTATTTTTAAACCAAGCAGAAACATTAATAGATTTTCCTCTATCTTCTGCTAACATTGATAAAAAATCTTTAATTTCCTTTTCTGTTACTGATTTATCACTAACGAATTTTACAATACTATCACGTACAGGGGCATTAGCATTTACATGTTTTGCTTCATATTGACCATATCGACGTTTTATTTGATAACGTTCTGTTAATTCTTCCATTGTATATTTTTTATTTTATGAATTTAAGTATTCTTCAAAAGTTAAAATAAAAACACCTTCATTTTTTATAGAGTCAATTGACCGTATTCTGTTTTCTATTTTCGATTTTATTTCTTTTATATTTTCAATTAAAGAAGGAGTAATTGTTCCTGTTGCTTTGTACCTATTTTTAACAAAAGTTGATACAATTATTTTAAAAATCTTTTTGTTAATATCTGATTTTGCTATATTTTCTCTTGTTTTGTCATTTGTTATTAAATCTAAATTCAAATCAAATTGAGGTAAGTTAGAAAAACCAGGAGTTTCAAGATTTATACCTTCAAATTTGTATCCGTTTCTCCTAATATAGTCATTGTATATTTTAAAAACTAATTCTAAATAACGGTCTTCATTTAATAATTTTGATATAGAGTATTTGTCTATTCCATTAATATTAATAAATTCTACAATATCCGAAAGTATTATACCAAACATGTCTTTAATTTCCTTATCACCTTCATAAGAATTTTTTATGTCTAACATTATAGGGTCAACTAACTTTGCATGTATTATAGATTTCGTTTCATCATTTATAAATTTAAAAATAATAGAATCAATAGGCTTATTAATATCTAAATTCAAGGTTGTTGATTTTTTAGATGGATTTAAAACAGAAATAATAAAATGTGTAAACGATGTGGAATTGTATTTGATTTTAGTGTCTGCTTCTGTTGTTTTAACATAATCAAGTATTCTTGTTTTTTGTGAGTCGTTTAATTTTCCACTCCAAATAATTGGTGGTTTTTCAACAACTAAAAGGTCAGAAACCATATTTAACACATGCAGATCATCAATAATTTTACCTTGTTTGTTTTTAATATCTGTTAAAATAAGGCCATTTAAAGGAATCTTATCATAATTAACAAATATAGGTGCATTATTATGAAAGTATCTAAAACCATATACATATCCTACTAATAATTTATCTTTAACAGATTTTGGTAAAGATTCTATATAATTAATTGGTTCTTCAAATAATTTGTTTAAAGTTCTTTCTATTTGTGTTATTTTACCATCTTTTTTATAAAATGTAAAATTGCCACTGTCTTCTTTGCAAAAACAAAAACGTGTTGCATTAATCTTTTCACTAATTATTACATAACTATTGAAAAGTTCTTGCATAAATTTTAGTCCTTCTTTTCGATAAAGGTCTTGTAATGTTTGTATCTCTGCCATTTTATAAATTATTTACCCCAAAAAAGCATTAGCTTCTCTTTGTGTTTTGAAAAATCCAATAATTGTATCACCAGTACCCATTGTTTGTACTAACATAAAAAGAAAATAGTCAGGTTGTATTTCACCACCCCAAATAGAAAGATCACTAGGATTTTTATATCCCCAATAACAAGGTATTTTATATAAAGAAGTTTTGCCTTTTTTACTAACATAAAACTTGTTAGTATCTGCCCAAGCCTTTATCTTACTTACAATTCCATCGTAGTGTTCATCTTCCATTTTATTTGTAAAATATCCTTTAAATTTATCCGGGTCACCTTTTATTTGAGTAGTAAAACCACTTCCTGGATTATGTGCAATCCAAAGAGTATTTTGCTGTATATAAACCTTTTCCCCGTAAATTTTAGCTGCTATATCATAAATAGGCCTAGCTCCTTCATTTAAAAACTCGTCAAATGATTGCAAATTTTTCATTGGTTTTCTTTTATTTTATATATCTTTAGTAAATCAACGTTTTTTACAGAGTAAGGGAAATTTTGTTCTTCATAAATTTCTTGTCTAGCTTTACCGTGTTTATAAAGATAATTTTTAAATTTACTTGTCGTAAAGTCATCTATAAAATCTATAATAAGAAGTTTTGTTTTAGCAATATGCTTACGTAAACCCCTACCAATAGATTGCCTAATAACTACTTCAGATTTAAATGATTCTGTTAAATAAATAACATGTATGTTTCGTACGTTCAACCCTGTTGAAAATGTACCAAAAGAAGCTACCATTATAACCTCTTCTTCATCTTCCAAATTTTCTTTATAAAGAGACCTTCTGTCTTTGTCAATACCACCATCGATATAAAGTACTTTTCTATTACTTTTTTGTCTAAGCATATTATAAAGTTTGGTACCATAGTCGATTCTATGGAAAAGTACAAGGGCATTTTTATGATTTTTTAGGATCATGTCAGTAATAAATTCTAAACGAATTTCTGAATTTATGGCAAAATTCTGTTCAAGAGAAAGTAATTTTTTACGGTCTTCGGAAGAACGGGCAAACAAGTTAGCAAAGCTACTTCGTATTTCATTTTCTACATAGTTCATTTCAATAGCAATTACTTCACATTTAGTAATATAACCTTGTTCCATTAAGAAATCTGCTCTAATAGAAGTAATAATTGGTCCTGTGTATGCACAAAGGGTTAACCTATCAAGAGTTCCTTTTTTAGGAATTGTGCCAGTTAAACCAAAAATTCTATCAGCATTTGTACATTTTTCAAGTACCCTTTTAATAGAATTGGAAGAAATCCTATGAGACTCATCTACTACAACCATATCAAAGTCGTCATAGTATGATTTGTCTTTTTTAACTAATGATTGGAATGTACCTACAACTATATTTGATTTAGCCCTAATAACAGAACCAGCAAATATTTGTTGAATATCAATAGGAAATTTAACAGAATCTACATTGTATTGATAAAAGTCTTCAGATGATTGAATTACCAGGTCAACAGAAGGTACAATCACAAGAATTTTTTTGCTTTTCCCTTGTTCGAGAAGATAAGCTAAAATCATGTAAATTATAAGAGTTTTACCAGCAGATGTGGCTATTTCAGATAGCGAGCATTTATATTTAATAATATTAAAAGCTGATTCAATTTGATAATCCCTGGGCTTCATAGACGAGTTTGCCCATTTTTCATTTACCCAATTTAAAAATTCTTCTTTATCAATGTCAAAATCAAATTTGTTTTCAATTCCGCTTATTTTTAATTCAAAATTATATTCTTTAGCCATTTCAACAACTTCATACCACAAACCTGCCGGAAGATATTTATTTGCTTTAAAATAATTTATCTTACCAGTCCAATATCCTTTTTTAACCCTAGGGTCCCATTTAGCATTAGGTGACTCTTTTTCAAAAGTTAATTTAAGTTGGTCTATTTCTAATTCAGTAGCTGATAATAAAATTAGTACCTTATTGTCATCACTTAATTTCCATTGCATTATAATAGTTTAAATTATATATCTTGACTACAGGCATCAAATATTAGAATTGTGTATATCGATTCTTGCGCGAATAGCCCAACCTAATTTATCAAGTGTGTCAACAGAACTTACCAAAAAGTTTATTTGGTTTTCTATAAGTTCATATTTTCTAACACGCATAGCCATATCAGATGCTATGTATTCCGACATTTCTTTAGAATCTAGTCTAAGGTCATAATTTCTTTTGTAAAATTCTATTCTAAGTTTTTTGAAATTTTTGTCATTATTTTTATGCTTAGTTAAAATAGCACGATATTTGTAAATCAAATCAACTAAAATTTGTCTATACGAAAGGCTATATACTTGGGCTTCTGTTATAGTATCCATGTTTCGAAGCATAGGCATAAGTAATCCTATTTTTCCAGTATATTGCTCACGTTCCTTTTCAAATTTTTGTTCTAGCAAAACTAGTTTTTCCTCTTCTGTTAATTGAGGATTTTCATTTTCGGTCATTAAAATAAGTTGTGTTTGTTGGTTTTCTTAAAATTAACTACTTCTGTTCTTACAATAATTTTATTTTCTTTTGGAATTGTTTTTAACTTAGGTATAATTTCCATTTTGTTAAAAGTAATTATTGAGTTTGTTTCTATTGATTCTTCTTGAAAATCAATTAACAATTTTGTTTTTTCTTTTAATGATTTATCATGTTCTATAAAGAAATTGTCTATTTCTTCTTGCATTTTACATTCACTTATTTTATACATAGAAAATATCTAATGGGTTGTTAGTAAAGTATTCATTAATGTGTTTTATTGCATCAGATTTATTAAACCAACAATACTTTATTAAGTCATTGACATCTTTTATTGTTTCATTTATGCTAAAATCTTTGATAAGTTTTTTCCACATAAATACTTTTTTTCGTTCTTTTAAAAGTTCTATTGTTTTATTTATTCCAACTTTATCATTATCTAATAAATATCGTACATTTTCCATGTCTTCAAATATTTCAATCGACTTGTCAATTCCACAAGTTGCTATAGAATTTTTTATAAACATAGCATCGATAGGACCTTCTAATATAGTTAATTCTGTGGAAAAATCTGCTTGCATTATGCCAAAATAAATACTAAAAGTGTTCATTTTCATAATGATTTCATTATCTTCATGTATTGGTCTTTTCAATACAATATCATTAATTTTTTCTATACTAAAACTTTGGTATTTGTTTTTATTTTTTAATTCATTGAAATTTCTTACTTGCCATCCTATAACAATATCTTTTGTCAAATAATTAAAAATATACAAAACATCTTCATCTTGATTAGACATAAATTCCAAAAATCTATTGCCTAAAAGTCTTCCTTTAAGATATTTTTGCATTTTAACACATTCTGAAATTTCTTTTAATTTTAGTTTTTGTTTTACAACATCTCTAGGAATTCCGTATGTTTTGAATTTACCAAAAATTTCACTTTCTGTTACTTGTGAAACTACATATTTGTTATATTTATTATCATTTATGTAATCTAAAAACAAATTCAAATCATTTAAATTTGAAATTGATTGATTGTAGTCCTTTAAAAATTCTACTAAATTTGTATGATGGTAACATCCTGCATTAAAACAATGATACATTAAATTTTTAAAAAATAAATTACCTCGTTTTTTATTAGCATCATCATTAGAGTCACCACAATAAGGACATGCAAAAGTTAATCTATCCCTATGTTCGTGTATTTTCTTTTTAGGAGCAATATCAAACCTTGCATCAAGTACTAACTGTATTTTTGATTTTATAAATTCTATTTGAGTTGGAGTAATCATAGTGTATTATATGAAAAAAGAGCATAAAAGTTCATTTTATGCTCTTAAAGTTCAATATAAGTAAGATTGTTTGTTATTAATTTACTCCAAATTCTGCTAACCATTTTTTAACTTCTTCATCTTCATCTTGAGCTGTTGTTATCTCAGGAAGTTCTTCATATGTAGATATTTCTACGGGAGTGGAAGCTTTTGGTTTAGTTTCTGCTTGTTGTCGAGAAACAGCAGGTTTTGGTTGACTTGAAACATTTGAAATAGCACTACTAGGAGTACCTGTTAATTCAACTAAAAAGTCATTAACTTTATTTCTTATATCATCTGTCCATGGTTTAAATTCATTATCTGCGATGTCATTTAGACCTTCGTAAATAGAAAGAATTTGTTTGCGTGACTCAGAGGTATTTTCCATTTTAACTCCTTTGATTGAAATTGCATCTTGGTTAGATGCAAATTTGCATTCATCATAGTTCCAAAAACCACCTTTAAGAACCACTTTAAGAAAAAAATCTTTTCCTGCAAACAAGTCAAAAACATTAACAGGAGTTGCACCCATTTCAAGATCTTCAGCTTCTGGTTGAAGTTGAGCATCAATAAGTTTTTTAATTGCTCTAGGATAACGGAAAATTTGTACAGTTCCTTCTAATTCTGGATTTTGAGCATCTTTTTGAATCAATACATAAGAATAGTAGTATTCTTTACGTTTAATTCTTTCTGCTTGCTTTTTATCAAATGCTGAATCTGATTTATAAAGTTTCCAAAATGTATCTTGAATGATTGATTTTTCATTAATTGAAGAGGGACAATCTACATAAAAACCTTCACCTGAATTGTTTTCCAACCAGTATGTATATTTTTTAATAATAGATTTTTTTGGATTGTTGATATTAGGTATGAATCTAATAATTGAACGGTAAACTGAATCTTTACCTTTCTTAGGGTCTGTTTTGTAGAAGTCAGTCTTTGTAGATGTTGTTGTTTCTTCAACTTTTAAATCTTCTACACTTAAATTGAAAATGTCTAATTCTTTACTCATAATTTACTTACTTTTTACTTACGTTACTTACTTTTTTTAATTATTAACTTACATCGAACTTATACTTATTATATATACAAATCAATAAAAAGTTTTATTTATTGCATATTTTTATTTATTTACTACTATTTTGAATTATTTTTAAAATATTTTAGATATTTTATTAATTTTTCATAAAAAAGCTTAAAACTTTTTAAACTTTTTTTGCATATAACTAAAGTCATTCAGGTTTTTCGGTAGGTTAGTATAGTCAGGCAGGCTACTTAATTATTTAATCAAGGTTGACCAAGGATGCATGGGAATCAGCGATGTTTGCTTTAAAATTCTATAAAAGAAATTGCATACGAGTCTACTATGTCATCTATTGGTTTGGGAACCTTAAATTCTCCTTCTTTTATCATTTCACTTTTGATTATCCATTTTGCCAGGGAATTATCTAAAGTAGAAAACTTTCTTACCATGTCACATTTGGATGCATTTCCATTTCCGGTAAATAATTTCTTTATTATCTTGGGTGAAATTACCTTAATACTATCTGTACCATATAAACTACATAATTTACATTTTAAAAATGAATTGTATGTTATTAGGTCTATAAATGAATTTCCGGAGGAGCCAAAACTATAACCTTCTATTCTAAATTCTACTTCTGAATCAATTAACGGTATAATTATATTAAGAATAGCTTCTGCTAAGGCTTGAGCATTTTTAAATTTGTTTATCTGATCTTGTGTATAGTCGTCACATTTTGCAATTTTAGAATATCCTACTATTGTAACAATGTCTTTAATTTTTTCATGTATAGTAAATGCTTTTAACTTTCCATTATAATTAGGAGAAAATGAATACATTCTTATATCTGTGCCATTTTTAATAGTAACAGCTGTACTATTGATAGAAAAATCTATCCCACAAATTATTTTACTCTTATTTTTTACTAAATAGCTATCATCGTTTAAGGATTCAAATAAAAGTTCTTCGGACGATTTAATATTTTTCATTTTGTTAAATTCTTTTTCCTAAAGCCGAACCTAATGCCGCTCCTACTAATTTACTTGTAAGTAAATCAAAAACTACTCCCTTTTCTATGCCAAGTACATTTGCAATAACCTTTCCGATAGAACTTCCTAATGCATATCCTGTCAATCCACCTAAAATAGAACCTAAAAATCCTTCATTTGTAATATCTTCATTTAAATCATTTAAAGTTTTACCCTTATCTAAATACTCTTTAACAAATTTTTTAATAGCTTCATCCACTTGTTTTTCTTCACTAGGAGTTAATTCAGTTTTAAGAGATTCTAAAAGCAAATCCGTTTCTAATTTAGTAACAGTTTCCTTTTCTGCGATATGTTCTTTAAAAGTTTTCATTATAAAATAGAATTTAATTTTTTGATAAATTTTTCTACATTTTTTGTATAGTTTGCTATATCTAGCATGTAATTTTCTGTGTACTTTTGTGGAAGTGTATTAAATCCTACTAATCTTTTTAAATTTAGTTTAGGATCATCATCAGAAATTAATTTAAATTCTACAATTTCTTTTTTATCACTAAATAAATAAGTGTACAAACTATAATTGTCTTTTTGCCAAACAAGCTCGTGATCTTTTTCTAACAAACTCATATTTAAATTCCAACCACCTATACTTGTTATTTTAGTATATGTGTCAAAATTATTTAACAAGTTTAAAAAATACGAAGAAGACATTTTTACTGCTTCATTTAAAAAGTCATCGTATGACTGCAAGTTTTTCATTTACTTTGTTATTTTTTTAATGTAATTTACAAAGTCGAATGGCTGTAATCTAAAAATAATACCTGCTGCATCACCATTTGGCTCATCTTTGAAAAAATCTCTTTGTAAATAAGGAAGGTTATCAAAAACAGAATGTTTAATTATTTTTATCAATTCATCTGTTGTATATTTTTCTTTTGTTTCTGAGTCAGGTAAAAATTGTAAAGCAAATCCTTTAGAGTCATTTAAATAACCTATTACGAAACTAGCTTCTCCTTTATGAGATAACCCATTATTCATTTTAGTAAAAGACTCTGTTACCAGATATTCATGAAAAGTTTTCATTCTAATTTTTTTTATTTATATATCTTCTGTTTATTGTTTAGCAAAATCAACATCCATAGTGTTAAATCTAAATTCGGTATCAAATGTTTTGAATTCAGGAGTTACTTCGGAATATGATAACGTGTATTCTCCGACAGAAGTAAACAAACAATCTTTAAAAATAACACTATACATGTGCAATCCTTCAGCATTATAAATCTTAATAGAAATATCTGGTATGTATTTTAGCGATTCTTCAAAAGAATAATATGCAAAAAAAGTATCTAATAAAATCCAATAATTAATATTTCCATCTAACAATTGAAATGTGATTGTAAACTTCCTATCTAATAACATTTCTTTGTTTAACGACTGTCTGTAAAGTTTGGTAGTACCATGTTTTCTTACACCATCTCCTTGTTGAACTTGTTCTATAGGTTCATAGTTAAAATTAGGAATTGTTACGCTTTGAATAGAATAATTAATAAGATCTGAAACATCTCTAATGTTTGCTGGCATTCTAAAAACATAATCATAATATTTGTCTTTAATTTCCTTAGGTAGGAATATTTTAGGCAATTCTATTTTAAAAAGATCATTTCTGTTTCCTAGTATCATATTATTCTATCATTTTAGTATTTCTTATAGAAGAACCTTCGTTTATAGTATCTGCTAATTGTTTATTGTGCGAAATAAATCCATCTACTATATAAGTGTGGGCATCCTTTATTTCTATTTTCATAACTTCACCATCTTCGATAGCATCTATAGACTTAATTTTAGAAGTGCCATTTAACGTACGAATTTCATCACCAGGATTTAAATCAATTGCTTCTATAAATCCTTTAGGTGTTAAAAATTTATGAGATTCAGATACTTTAATAATTTTATCGTCTATTGTAAATTGTAATATAGGTTGAATTAATTTATTTACATAAGAAACTTCGTAAAAATCTAGTTTTTCTGTTATTTCATGTATAGTTAAAACTTTATCTCCAACTCTTAAGTATTCAGCAAGAACCCATTCATTAGAGTCTGTTTGAATTAACATATCTGGAGTAGGACATCCTCCACCCCCAGATTTTGTATTAGTATTTACTGTTATGACAGTTGGAATTGTTTGATTTGTTACAGGAATAACTTGTTTTGTTGGTGATATTATTATATCATTTGCGGAATTAGAAATATCCGATAATTTTTTAGTTAATTCTGCTATTTTTGCTGCTTGATCGCTTATTGTTGTGCTATTTGACTTAATTTGATTTTGCAATTGTGCAATAAATGTTCCATCTGCTATATTTTCATTATTATAATCGCTAAGTATTTTATTTTTTTCAATTATAGTGTTAGCCAAATCTATTTTTAATTGGTTTATTTGGGTAGTTAAATCTGTTAAAACAGAATTAGCGTGTACTAAACTGTTTTTTAATTTTTCTGAAGTTTCTGACTCTAACAAAGAAGTCCATTCCTTTTGACTATAGTATGTACCATGACACTTAACAGTTTTTTCTTTTTTTGTATTTTTGAAATAAATACTAAATTGTCTATTAGCGAATGTTAGTACTTTGTTTGAATCGATTTCTGAAATTCTAAATAAAAGTTCTCCTTTTGATTTATTTATCGTAGGATCTTTAAATTCTATTATATCAAAATAAGTTCCTTTATCAGTCAAAAATGAAATATATGCATCACCAAGTGCTGAAACATCGGAACCTTGTAAATTACCATTAACATATTCATAAATAGTAAATTTTAAATAAGAAGCAACGTTGGTTATTATTATTTTAGCTAATCCATCTGCATAAGTATTGTTAATATCAAATAAGCTATTACCATTTAACAAATTAGATGAGAGAGTATCAACATTTTTAGCATTAACTACTATATTATTATTTGAAACAGGAACTGTAACAAATTGTGTATTAACTCCTATATTATCACTTATTCTATTTATAGTTACTTCTTTAACTACTTTTTTGTTATAAATTATATTTTGTATAGGATTATCTAATAATTTTATAGAGTCTAACTTCCTTCCATATTTAGTAACATCATAAGATATTAAAGAAGAACGTTTCCAAATTTGAGTATTATCATTTCTATTATAAAGCCTAGCAATATAGTCGATACGATATGCCATTGCATTGGCATTTTTAATAATAGGCCTAAATACATTTGCATCACCAAAATTTTCAGTTTGGGATATTTCTAAATTATCTGTTACTAACCAGTAAGGTTCAGAACCAAATGTATTAATAAATTCTGAAACAATTAAACTGTGTAAAACAATATAGTCATATCCATTAGAATTCATATCATTTATAAAAGAATCAATAATTGAACCTTTATATGACGCATAATATTCTATGTAATCAAAATCTGGTGACTCTAGAATAGTTGCAGTTATTTGTTCATATTGATCTTGTGCTATTATATCAAAATTAATAGACTCTGCCTCGTACGCATAGTCTACTCCTGCAAAGTTTTCTTTTGCACTTATCCAATTGAAATTAAATTGAATAAATTGGTCTTTTTTAATTCCATTATTTTGTGATATTGCATCAACAACAGAAGTATCGTTACCACTGTAATAGTCATACGCTAAATTATAAGTAGAAAGTATTTTTAAATCAATATAAGAAGCATAATATTTACCACCCATCATAAATGGAGATGGATTCATGGTTTCATATGAATCAGTGGAATAGCAAACAAATTTCAAAAGATTAATTTCCGTTCCTTTGTTAGTTAAAATTTTAGCATTTAAATCAAATCCTTTATATCCTTCAAAATTAAATCCTTGAACTAAATGAAGTCTAATTGTTTCATAAACAGGATATTGATTAACCAATGTTAATAAATTTCCTGCTGGAAAAACATTACGAAGTCTTTTTATTTTATTGTTAACATCACGTAAGTAAGTTCTGTCTTGATTAGAACCTGTACCTCGTAAATTATAAACTACGTTTGAATTCAAATTATCATTATACAAATAAATAGGAGCATCATCAGTAGAAATTCTTTGTGTTGAAAGATTGTACTGATCTGCATATATATACTCCAACAAAATTGAAGAAGTTAATTGATAAAATTTTGATGATTGTGACATTTATATGTTTTTTTGTTTATACAACTCTAATTAAATATGTTACTGTTTTAAAAGGTGGACGGTTTTCATGTGATTCATATGCATCTTGTGCACCACCATTAACTCCATTTGTTGTTATTGGATGTGCACCAGAATATAAAGTACCAGAGCTAGATCCATTTCCAACATAAGTATAACCATTATTTTCACCAACTATTGTAACATTATGTGTGTGATCTACTAATCCTGACTGTGCCGATGTTAATTTTACAGAGTCAAGTCCGCCTGTATCCCCAGAATGATAATTAGGAAGCCCTCCTCTATAACCTGATTGTGGTAAAAACAATCCACTTAAATCAGGAATTGTTATACCTAAAATAGTATTTCCACTAAATGTTATGTACCAAAATATTAAATTACCTATAGCATCATTACTTAATGTTAATGATTGACCATATAGATTATTAAAATATGTGTCTAGGTCGGCTTTAACAGCTGCATAAGAAGTTGTCCCGAGAGGACCTGCATTTATAGAGTCACCATTAGTGTCATATTGAGACGAAAATCCAACGTACCATTTACCACAAAAAACATATCCATATGGAATAGATGCTAATGTATTACCATACCACATTATTATTTCTCCTTTTGGTGCTATTTCTGATCCATTTTGTTTAATTCTTCCAGTGCCTACATTAACCGCTGTAGCTGTTAAACCTGAATTAAATGTAGCATTTCCGTTAAAAGTAGAAATTCCATTAAAAGTAGCAGAAGATGCATTTAAACCACTATTAAAAGAAGCTAATCCATTGTGAATGCTAGTTCCTGTAAAAGTAGCAGAAGATGCATTTAAACCACTATTAAAAGAAGCTAATCCATTGTGAATGCTAGTTCCTGTAAAAGTAGCAGAAGAAGTAACAAATCCACTGTTAAAGGTTGCTAATCCATTATATGTGCTTGTTCCAGCTATAAATACACTAGATGCAGTTAAACCAGCATTAAATGCAGCAGCAGCCATAAAAATAGCACTATAGCCACTATATAATGGACTTCCCGTAAATATACCACCTGAAGAATTTAAACCAGCACTAAAAGTAGATAAACCGGAAACAAATAAAGTTCCGTCTAAGTTTGTTTTACCTTCAGCTTTTATAGCTGTTCCATTTATTCCAGTAGAAATAGCACGTATTGTTACCCCATTTCCATTTGCAACTGCTTGTATTGCATCATTGTCACCCTTGTCGGACGAAACATACAAAGCTAATCTAGTATTATCTAATTCATTAGATATTTTTACGAAATTATTGTTAACACTTGAATTTATTGCAGTTCCAACGTTAATACCACCCGGGAAAGAAGACATAACAGTGGCACTTATAGAACCAGTAATAGTAGTGTCCGACGTTAAATTAATAGTACCTCCCCAAGTATTAAGGAATATATTATTTGCTGTTAAATTAAAGTCAGCAGGTTTTTTAGAAGGAGTTGGATTAAATGCACCTACTTCAATATCAACTGGTATTGTATTTGAAATAACTTTAAAATGAGTTCCATAATTACTACCACCTACTATAGGCATATTTTTAAAACCAATATTTATAAAATCTAAAAAATCAGCAGTTCCACCTAATGTATTAAAACCATATGAAGCGTTACTAATAGCACCAGCTGTTAAACCATATGCCCCAAATGATAATAAAAAATTAGAAGAATCTTCTACTGTTTCTTGTACTAATACTAATTTAGGAGTACTTATACCTGTACCAACACCAAAATAATTACCACGAGCGTAAACTACACCGAAATTTTTAAAATTGTTCATTGACCAAAGCTGGTCACCTACCAAAATAGTGTTTCTATGATTGGTAGTTGTTATAAAATTAGGATAAGAACTTGACTCGCCAGTTAAACCTGTTGAACCTAAAGCAACTCCACCGGATAAAGTTATACCATATCCTAGATTAGGATAGCCTTGGTAGACCTCATATCCACCAGAATACCCATTTTTACCGGTTGCACCCGTGTTTCCAGTAGCCCCCATTAAATTAACAGAAGTTACTATCCAAGAAGAACCACTATAGCTTTTTATAAATCCATCTATTCCAATAAACTTATCACCATCTATTAAAACTTCATTATTATCTCCATGCATTGGAGGCGTTGAACCAGCAAACCAAAAGTTTCCACGTCCACCAGCAGGACCAGGTAATCCTATATCCCCTTTAGGACCAGGTAATCCAATAGGACCACCGCCGTTAATTATAATCTGGTCAAAATTGAAATTAATTTTGTCTATCAAATTCATAAATGAACCAGATGCACCGACTATATCGGAAGAAACTAAGTCTTTAATTATTATTGGCATTATTTATTATTTTTTTTCTAATTCTATTGTAAAGGCAATTGAATAATTTTTATCTAAAGGTATATTATATTTTAAATCAAAATTTAAATCAGATGTATATTGAACTGAAAAACTTTTACTTTCAACATATCCATTAAGTATTTTTTCACTATCCGTCATATTAAGTTCTATGATGTTATAGGAAACTCCTTTAGGTATAAATTTCTCCCAAAAATTTATAGCTTTTATTATATATTTGTCGAGTATGTTCTCTTTTATATAATTATTTGTCATTTCAACTATATTTTTGCTATTAGAATAACTAGGGTCTAAATATATTTGAAATTGATTTATTATACCATCATTAATAAAATACTTTTTTAAAAGTTCATCAGTAAAAACATTTAATGTTAGTATTTTATTTGATTTGACAACATCTATAGACTTAACTATTTTTTGTTCTACATTACTTATATTTGATAATTTACCTAAATCTGTTAGCTCTATATAACCGTCAAATAATTGCATTTTGATATTACTAGGAATTGAAAGAATTTTAGAACCAAAAAATGTTTTAAATTCTTTCATTTCAGCTTGTCCTGAAACAAATGAATAAGAGACGGGGGTTAAATTTTTAACATAAAAAGCAGGATCAAATGATGAATTGAATATAAAATAATCTTTTTTGTCAATAGCAATTTCACCTATCAATGGATATGAAGTGTTGTCATCTTTAATTTTTAAAATATTATTAGCATTTTCTATGTTTACTTTATTATAATACAAATTTTTAATAATACCAAACGACTTGTCTAATGACAATTCTATATTTTGATATAACAAGTTAGGGTCTCTGTCTATGAAATTAATTAAATTAATTGTTCTAGGATTAAATCCACCTTTTTGCCTGTTTATAGGACTAATAGTAGTTCTGTCTGTTTGAACAACTTCATATCCTAATTTTCCGATATAATTTTGTAAATTAGAAAATTGTTTAGTTAAATTTTGGGCTCGTAAATATGTTGAAACTATTGCTTGTTCTGGTTTGACTAATTCTATACAAAATGTATTTAAAAGAGTATTTCCATTAGTATCAACTTCTATATATTTTACATCAGGGCTTCCATTGTTAATTTTATCAGCTATAGAAGCAAATGATATTTCTTCAATAGTAGATTCCAATCCATTATAACCACCTGATTTGTATATAGGATTTTGCCAAAACAACTTTTTCATGCTAGATAAAACAAAAGTATTACCCGACATTTGGGAGCTAATCATTTTAGGAAAACGCTGTCCCACTGGAAATGAATTATATGGACTAACTATTACATTATCATAGTCATTATCTAATAGGTTTAATTCTATTTTATCACTTGCTTGTGCTAATAATTTTATTAAAAAATTTTCTGGGTTAGTCCCATCTATGCTATATTTAATATCAGTGCAATCAAATGAATTTGAAGTTATATTTTTTATACCAATAAATTTAATATATTTAACAAAACTATTAATTCTATCTACAGCTTGTATAAATATGTCATTATATAACCCTAATTCATTAACTGCTAATTGATTTTTAAAATTAGGAAGAAGTCCTGTTAAATCTTTTTCGGCAAAAACATGCCATTCAACCGCGCCATTTCCTACTTGAGTATATGTTATTTTATTAATGTGTCCTGTTAAAATTTTATCATCGAATTCAAGTGAATTTGAAGTTGTTCCTATTTTATAAATGTCTTTAATAGTATACAAATGAGCTCTATCTATAAATTTAGTAGAACCACTTTGGAAAAAAGGTCCATCTAATTTAGCTTTTATTAACAATGTAATAGTTTTAAATTTATCATTTTTAATAAATAATAATTCAGTGCCAATTTCTGAATATGTTAAAACAGCAGAAAATTTATAGTTATTGTAAATTGTATTGTTTAAAAATTTTAATGAATTGATATTATAATTTATGTTAGAATACTCATACCTGTCTTTAACTATTAATTTTACTCCTCTAAACATAGTTTCTGCATAAGTTGAATCACTACCATTTTCAAAAATAGAGTATTTAAAACTATTACTTACTGAAGTGCCTCCTATAGAATTTCTAGTAAAATAAGAAGAAAAATAATCATTGTTGACGTCTTTTAAAAGAGCCTCGTCTATGTCTTCGTCGAAATATGAAAATGAATTTACTTTTTCATCAAATGTCATGTACGGTGGATATTTTTGTAAATAATACCACTCGTGCGTAAAGAAATTTTTATTCCTTAAATACTCTTCGAAAGAAGGGGCAAAATTGCTAAATCCAAATGATTGGTCAGTGTTTAACCTATAATTGTTTTCTCTTATATCTGTTGCATCATTATCATACACCCATTTGTTAATATATGGAACTACCCTTGACTCTGTAGAAAGTTCATTTAAATAATTTTCTTTTAATCTATCATATTCATTATCCAATGTTGTTATTGAATTATCGAATTCATCTACTTGTGATAACAATGTTTGATAACCACCTTGTGATAAAAATGAACAGTCCGGGCCAAATAATGTATTTAAAATATCGTTTTTATTTGATCCAGATGTTCCATAAATAGGACTATTAGGATTTGTTTTATAAAAATTCAGAAGTTTGGAAATATCAGAGTCGGCTGTTTTAGTATAATCTTTATTGTAAAAATCAAAATCAAAATCCTTTATAGGAAATAATGACAAATACCCATTTGTATTATTGATTCTATTGTACAATGCTATTTTTTTAGAAACACCAAAACTTAATATTGAATTATCTAAATAACAACTATAGTATACATCTATATTGTTAAAACTTTTAATTTCACCACGGCCATTTTTGACAGGTTCATCTATATATGGCGAGTAATCTGTTATTTCTTGGTAAGTATTGTCTTTGTAATTTTTAACAAAAACTTTATCAGTTCCTCTAAATTCAAGAACATCTTCTTGTTTAATAGTGAATTTTCCTTTAATGTCATCGGTACCACCTGTAAAATGATAAGAATATAAATTTCCTGTTAAATAATTTGTGCTACCTGTTATATCTAAATAATTATTTACGAAAACAGGCGAAGCATAATCATTAGGAATTGTAAATGGAAATACTTCAGCTTGACTAAATAATGTATAATTAGTATTGTTTAAATATGAATTTTGCGTTCTTGTTAATACAGTCACTCTGTTTCCTGTATTAATTGCATAAAATTGCTGTGTTTTGTTGGTATTGTCGCTAATTGCGTTAATAGATTTACAAATCGCTGTTGCTATATCCACGGACGAACCATTTATACTAAAACCTAAACCAGAATTAGTACCATTTGGTAAATTTAAACCAGTAATGGTATATCTAGAAGATAAAGGATTTGTAACATCAATGTATTTTATTCTTATTTGGTCACCAGGTAAAACTTTTCCTATTACTTTAAAAGAAAAACAAGAAGTACCTTTTTTAGTAGATTCAAATATATCTACATATTTTATAGGAGTTCCATAATTGCTAAAATTATCTATGTTAATAGAATTATTTTTTAACCTAATAAAATTTCCTATTTCAAAATCCCAATCAGTTTGTTGATTAACTGAGTAAAATAAACCATTAGTATCTTTTACATAAGGAAATTTAGGAACATTTGGTTCGAATTTTATTAGTTTATCAGCTGGAGTATTAGCATCAACTGCTATAATAACACCTTCGTCATTAGTTATAATATTTGAATTTACTATTTTTTGATCTAATAATAAATTACTTACTTTTATTGTATTTTCTAAATCAAGATTAAATTTGCCAATTTCTGCTTCAGAAACATATAAACCAAAATAACGATTAAATTCATAATTTTTAACAGTTAAGTCATCAAATAAAAATTCTAAATTAAGTATATTAGGATGTACTACACCATTTTCATAAAAGCCATTTGTAATAAAACTATCCTTTTCTATTATAGTTTTATCTTGTAAAGTATAAGATTTATATATGTTTTGCGATTTTTTACAAAATCCACTATTGTCATACGAAATACCTTCCCAATATGTTAAATCATTTTTATTAATTGATGCATATATTGAATATTTAGGAAATAACGAATTCAAGGTATAATTACGAATATAACGGCCTATAGCAGATTTGTTAGTCAAGTCAAATGTTTTAATTATTTCTGCATTTTTAATATAGTTTTCAAAAAATTTACTAGGATCTTTTATTAAGTCTATACCCCCATTAATTATTGGATTATTCTGATCATAAGAAGCACCATTTAATCCATTTAATGACATAGGCCCTTTAAGTCTAAATATTAGAAAATAATCAGGCAAACATTCTGGTTCTACCCACAAAGGAGAGAATATACTAAGCTCTTGTGTGTAAAGTCTAGACTTTTTTCGTTCAACTCCCATTGCATAGTTAAAATCATATTGATATTTATAACTGTCTTTTATGGAATAATACTCATCACGTTCATACGTTTTATATGCTATTGATTTTGGTAGTAAATTTCCACCTTGTGAATAAAATTTATGTAAATCATTTGCATAAAGGCCACCTGTTACTTCAAATTTTTTGTACATTGACTTTGAAAGAAGTGGATCTGCATCGATTGACTCAAGATACACTTTTTCATTATCGGATACTATTTTTATATTAGTTGTCAATGATGGATTAGTACGGACTAAATTAAAAGAGCTTTTCTTTGTTATTATTGACATTTTTTGTTTTATATTTGGTTTGTTTTAAAATCAAATTTATTTAGATGCAGGTTTATTTAATTTAGGACTAACTGTTTTTACTACACCTGTTAAATCGCTAATTGCATTTTCAAATGACCTTGTTGGAATAAAAGTATTAGACATTGTTTTAGAAGTATATCTAGAAGTTATTTCTATATCAAATGAAAATCTATTATTATCTTTTAAATTGTTATAAATATCTATTCCTATTCTTTTTGTATATTCCAAATTAGAACTTGTGTTAAAATTTATGTCCCCGCCTATGTTTCCTAATCCATTATTACCATCGCCATAATAGTCTGTCATTCTATATTGAAAAATAACAGGAATTGTTATAGCTTTATCCGAACCATATTGTAAAATTTTAGTAGATAATGCATCATTACCATCCACCACTAAGTCATCATGTGAATTAGGATTTAAGAATAAATATGCTCCTACCGTTTGCGGTCCTATTAAGTACTGATCATTAGGTGAAAAACATATTTTTGAATTCTGTGTGCTATTATAATGATATGCTAATTGTTTAAAATAATTTGATGTTGATGTATCACCAGCTAATGCAGAATTTCTTACATATTTTTTTACTGTTTCTGAATATGGAATTCCTGTACTTTCAGACTCCCAAGATGGTATATCTGGATGGTTTTTGTGAATATAAAAACCGGAAGGACTCATTTCACTAGAAGGTATTGTATTACCATTATATATGCTCCAAGCAAATCCATTTCCATTACTTCCGTGGTCATCGGATGGCAAAAACTCTCCTGAACTATTTATATTTATATTTCCGCTTAATGAAGAAGGGTCAACATAAAGTTCGTTAGTTCCATCAACGGACATATATCTTCCATATAAGAATTGTCCTTTTACTTGTGCAGATTGATTAGGTAAATTATCTATTATCGTATCTTTTGGATATGATTTTGAAATACCAATAGGAACATTATCATATTTTCTCAAAGTATTATAATCTACATCACCTGCTGTACCAACAACCATTAATGTCTTAGAACCGTACATTCTTGAATAAAGCTCGAGAGAAGATGCTGAGTCATTTGCTAATTTTAACAAATAAGTTTTAGTAACAATAGCACCCTTTTTAATTTGCAATGAATTTACTTGATCTTTGTAATTACCCGCATAAAGTTTAAGAGTTGTGTTGTTATCAACCTTGTACTCTTGTCCATATTCATCAATAACTGAAACTGCAAGATTTCCTTTTGCGTTTTGAATAAGAGACTGTAATGTTTGTAATTGTTTGTCCATTTCATTTAGTTTATCAAACAAACTAATTATATTGTTTTCAGGGGTTAAAAATCCTGAAGCAATATGTTTAGAATCATTAGCATAAAAATTTCCATTTTGCGTAAATGATAAACCGGCAATAGTGTCTAAATTCATGCTAGAAAAGTCAGACAATAATTCTATTTTAACTTTTTCAGCTTTAGCTTGTTCGGCGATAGTGCTTATACTTTGTATAGATTCTAATTCTGTTGGAAAATCTATTTTAATAATATCAGACCAATCGGAATAATATGGATTTACCGGCCATCCGGCTTCGGATATAGATTTTATTCTAAATTCAACAGATTCACCAGCATTTATAGGAATATCTACTTGGTTAATGTTAACAATATCCGCGTTTTCGGTTTGATCTATTGTCCAATAAAAATTACCGGTAGTTACATCCATTGCTTTTAGTCTTATTGGACTTGTGTATTCTATCCAATTTGAAAATGTTCCTCTCCTTGTTTGACCGTTTGTATCAACATAAGATATTTGTTGTGGTTTATTTGCAGAACCATCTTTTCCAATATAACGATATTGAATTAAAAATTGTATAACTTCTTGGTTTCCTGTCCTAGGAGAATTTTTAGGAGTAGGAAATGGAAAAAATCCTCTAATTCTATATTTAGGAGTTATATCAACATTTTGCGAATTTGTTAATGTATTAATTTCATCAACCAATGATGAATATAATACAGATTGTGAGTGTCTTTGTGTTATTAAGTTATTTAAACTAGACTCGTCAGTTTTTCTTAATTGATCTGTTGAATATGTTGTAGTAGCAATTTTAGTTTTTAAATCTGTTATAGTTTTATCTAAAGATGCAATTTGCGATTGTGCAAGAGTTTTATCATATTGTTTTTTAGCAATATTAGAAGATAATGAAGAATTCAAATGTTCATTAACTTGTAAAACTTTAAAATTAGAAGATGAAATAACAGGAGCATCAGGAACTATACCAAATGCAGCAGGAACAGTTTTATCCTTAACGGAAGAATAAAGATAAGCCCCAAAATCAACAACTTCATTTTGATAGTATGTTGCAAGGTTTACAGAATTTCCATTAGTATCTATGATAGTTAAGTCATTTGTATAAAAACCAACACCAGGCGACCATTGAGTAGCAAGAATTTTAGAATCCGGGTCTATTGCTTTAATAAAAATAACTGAACGTTCATTAAAACCAACATTAACATCAACGATAACATCCGAACTATCTACTGCATAATAACTAAGAACATCACTGCCTATAGATATTGCATCAAATCCTTCTATCAATCTTACTTTAATTGTTCTTGTTGAATTGTCTACTGAAAGTATTTCATATCTTGTATTTTTATTACCTGAATTAACTACTAAAGAATCTCCAATTTTTAATTGTTTTGTATTTAAATAAGCAGAAGAACTATCTGAATATGTTAATTTATCAAGTTTAACAGACAAAAGTTTTTTATAAACAGATTCGCCATTTATTATTTCTGTTATGGTGTCATCTTTTACATCAGTAACAGTAAAACTACCAAAATACTGTAATGTTCTTGGAGCTGTTTTTACTATATTTTTATCCAAAAAATATGTTATACGATTATCATTTAGAATTTGTAAAAATGTGCTATAATTTATATCGCTTTTGTTCAAAAAAGTTGTATTAAAAATGCTTAATTTAGAAGCAGTATCAAGATTTAATATATACCTAGATACTTCTACGTTTTCTGTATTAAATTTAATTTGATTTGTTAAATTAAAAGAAACGTACAAAAGTGGGTTCAAAAATGATTCAAAAAACCAATTTTCTTTTTTGTTAAATGTATTAGGTTTTGAAAGACTTGTTATATTAGATGCTTCTTTTTGTAAATTAGCTACAAGTATTTTTCTAAAACTACCATCAGACAAACGAACATTAGAATTTGCATCTCCAATACCAGCTAAATTTTTTACAGTAGCATTTAATACATTCATTTGATTTTTTAAATAACCAAATGAAGGAATTTTAACTGTTTCTAAAACATTAGAAGAATTTAAGATTTTTACATCAACTGTATCGCTCTGTGATGTTGTAGCATTTGCCAATGCATTTATAGCCTCCAAACTGTTATTTTGAAGTTTCAATAAATCATTTAAAAGAGTAGTAAGTGAATAATCGCTCATTGTATTTATATTTTTTATCTTAAAATATTTGTATCAAATTTTAAATTAGTAGAGTCAACACATACTAATTCTATGATTGGTTTTGTTGACATTATATTTGAATTGTCAATAACCGCAATTATTTTGTATGAATTAGCAAAATCGGATTTTATTATTATGGTATTGCCATTAAGATCAATGGTTTTGTCAAAATAAAATTTGATAGATTGACCAAGCTTCCATTTATTAAAATTATCTTCAATATTAATAATTAAATCAGAGGTTAATGTTTGTGAGTCTACATCATATTTATAATAATTAGTAAATTCTTGTAAAGGAATTACATTCCCGTTGATAGTTGACGATGGGTCGCCATTACCTATTGTAAATTCAATTGTTCCTGTGCTATTTTTACAATACACATTAGGATTGTATCTTTGTTGTGTACTTGTTATTTTAAGTTTGTTTTTTACGCTTTTGTCAATTTCTATACCTGCGCCTGGCTGTATAACATCTGTATTATATGTTAATGAAGTAGAAAGATTACCTGATAATAACAAATTAATATTATCTGAATTAGCATTGATTAATTTTAACAAAGCGTTTTTATCACCAAATGCCATATTAGCAGAAGTAATTGATTTTTCAACTTGTAAAATCCTATTATTAACAGCATTTAAATCATCTTGTGAAAAGTAGAAATTTTCTAAATTAGTTAATCTGTTTTTA